TGGCAGGCTGCACGCCCTCGGTCTGGAGCCGCTCGTCGGTGATGCCGGTCAGGCTGACGATGTTCTCCGGGAGGGTCTCGCCATCGGGCAGCTTGATGAAGGTGTCCATCTTGCCGGCGATCCGTAGGCCGCCGGTAGCCGTGCGCTCCACGCGCAGGGCGGCGAGCTCGATGATCTGGTCGTTGTCGAAGTCGAGGCCGCTGGTCTCGGTATCAAACACGACGAGGGCCTTGTAGCGGTCGAGCAGGGTGGAGAGGTTACTCATGCTTGGCCTCCTTCTCGCGGGTAGCTCTCAGGGTGCCGAGCATAAACGAGAGGGCCGTGGTCAGTTGATCCTCGGTGGCGAAGGTGCCGCCGTACTGCTCGGCCAGCGCCGCGATGATCTCGCCGGCGCGCTCCGGCGTGACGTCGTCGGTGGCTTCGTCGTCCTCGACGGAGATCAGGAGATCGGAGTCCAGATAACAAGCGGGGCGCAGGCCGCGGTAGCCGCTGCAGGCGACGTTCCAGTTCAGAGTGCCATCGGTGTCGACGCCGCGGGCGGGTGACTCGTACCCGTTAGACTTCGTGCTGAAGGCTGTGGACAGCCACCACCAGTCGTCTGCATTTGGGATGACGTCGCGGTTGCGCCGGTACTGGTCGACCGTCAGCAGGAAGATGGTGACGGTGCAGGTGCCGTAGTCCTTCAGGCCGTCGTCGGTGGTCAGGTCGAGCTCCGTGGTCAGGAAGGCGTTGGGGCCGTTCACGTCCTCGAGCAGGTTGTCGAGGTAGGCGCCGTTGAGGTATTCCTTGCTGCTGGCGACGGCGAAGTTGTTGCAGTTGCCCTCGTCAAAGGCTCGGGTCTCGATGATGTCCTTGCTCAGGCAGAGGGCGCGGCCGTCATCATTCTCCAGCAGGATCCAGCTCTGTCCGGCATAGTCGAAGGCCGTGCCGCGGGCGGCGTTCTTGAGTGCGATTTTTTTCATGGGGTTGCTCCTTTCGTTCTCTGTGGCCGAGCCTTCTGGCTGGCCTGAATGTTTGGCAGGGTCTCGCCGG